CAAAGGTGTCACATTACCAGATACGGATTCTGCATATAACGACCAACTGGTGTCTGATGCATCTGCCGCATGAACGAGGAAAGGATACTTGTCGGCACCTGCACCAATGGCTGATGTCATTGTGAATCCTTGCCCATCGGTGAGATTCATTGCCGCCTCCCCGTTCTCAAGAATCACAGCCCCGCCTGTGTAGATGGTGGGCTGGTTCGCTTGTGTGGTTTGCACCGCGTCGTTCCCGTTCGATGACTGATCGTACCATGTGCGGACCGTGCAATTAGTCCCCGAGCAGAACGTAGCAATCGCCGCCGTATCCAAGTCGCCGTTGCTGTCGTATCCGATGTCCTGCGTCGTATTGTCGCTCGCACGCTCCACCTGAATGAGAGAGCCTTCGTAGGAGCTCGAAAGGCGACGGACGGAGTAGGCAGCCGCTGCTCCTCCGTAAGAGTCGAGAAGGCCGTTGTAGATTTCAACCTCCTCCCATGTCATCTTCAAAGAGATAGGGACCGTACCCCCTGTGCGCTCCTTCAAATACGCAAGCAGGGTATTCTTTGCATCATTAAAGGATGTGTTAGCCGCCACGTCAGCAAACTGCACCCACGTCCCCGTGTCTGGATCCTGCTGTGCCCTCTCGCTATAGTAGAGCTTCCGAATAATCTGATACCCCGAGGCGGGGGTGTTGCTTTGTGAGAGCTCACTGATACCATCCCCGTCGGCCTGTGCCGTATAGTACAATTCGAGCGTAGCCGTAGCCCCAGAGCGTAAGGTCGCGGCTTCGCTGTCGTAGGCCCCGTGGTATTGCTCCAAGACCTCGTATTGCCACTCCCCCGGAGAGCGATAAATCATAATCTCCCCATATGCTGCCGTCCCGTCCTCTACGTCGCGGAGGGCATCGATTTTGTAGGGGCTCTTCACTTGCGAGTTGAAGATGTTCGTCAGGGCCGTAACCGTCCCGTCCCTATCGAGGCCGAAGGTGTTCTTGTCCTTGTCGAGGATGCGGTCCCATTCGATGGCTTTGCCTATCACCCTGCCGTCGCGGGCTGTGATGTTAATCTGGTCGGTGGAGTAAGCCGTGGCGAGGAGGTATCCCCCGCGCTGCCAGCGTTGTCCGTTGATGAGGAGCTCGTCGTTGGTAGTATCAATAATCATGCTTCGCAGGTGATGGAGAGGTCTGTCATGCGTACTCCGAAGTCCCCGTAATAGCTCTGGGCATAGAAGCTGAACGTATACGCTGTGAAGGAATCGGAGATGATGGTGAAGGTCACGTCTTGAGAGTTGGCTCCTGTGATGGCTCCCGCAGTCATCAGAAGGTCTGCCGAAGTGTTGGCAAGAGGGCCTGAACTTTTGGCTGTGCGGAGATAGATATTGTACAAATCAAATGGACCAATCAAGAAGAAGTCGAAGCTGGCCGTCACCGTGAAGTTCCTGCCCTGCGGGACGTTGGAGAAGAGTATCGTAGCCGTGGGAAGTTGGGTATAGGTAGCTACGATGCCTCCCGCATTTACGATGGTGACCTCATCCAAAACGGGACCTTCTATGTCTTTCAATGCCCCAAAGGCCACACTTCCTGCGTTGGGGTATATGGTGTCAGGGGTTTGCCCTGCGTACGAAACCGAGGCGAGGGCTGTGATTGGGTCCACCCCGAAGTTGAGCGTTATCTCCCCGTCCCCATCATCGGTGAGGGACCCATTCGGTACGTTGATGGTAGCCACCGACAGTACGTCGGGACTTCCATCGACTTCTCGCACTCTCAAGAGCCCCCGGGCACGATATGACTGTGGGGTGCTTCCCTCGGGTTCCACTCCCGTGAGGGGTGCGTTGCATGAGTCGTAGCTGTACGGGACCGCGATGGTGAGGTCGAGGAGGCACCCTGCGAGGGCGTTGCTCCTTTCTTCTTCGAGCGGTGTGACCGAGGCCGAGGTGAGGTCGTAGTGGTATCCGAATTGGAAGATGTCGCCTCCGTTCTCGATGTCTGCGAGTATGTCCTCCGCTACCTGCTCCGCATCGCTGATGGATTCCTTCTGGTGGGCGTTCTTGTCGGCTTCCGCAGGTGGGAGCGTGAGGATGTATATCTCGAGGTTGTACGTCTTGGTGCGCTCCGTGTTGTAGTCCCCTCCCGTATATACGAGGTGCATGAGGGGGTACTGCTCGAACTTGTCCAAGTCGACATCGGACGGGCTTCCATAGGAGAACGTCTTGATGAAGAAGTGGTTGTCGCAGAACTCCTGAAACTTGGCGACTATATTGTTGAATGTGATCATGACTTCCGCTTATGTTCGAGGTCCTTCAGGAATGCGAGGTGGGTGAAGAGGTGGCCGATAGGCGAAGCCGTAACCGCATCCATCTTGAGATAATCTTCCCCAGCCAAGGAGAAGAGGAGCGGGTACCATCCCCACTTCTCAGCAAACGCATCGCCTCCCTCGTTGTTTGAATCAAAGAGGACTGCAAAGTGGTCAGCAGTTCTCGTTCGGTAGTCCAAAAAAAAAGCAACGCTCCCGAGACGAGAGGGGCAGGCATCTCCAGGAAGGCCTCAGCGTCTTCTTTTGCCGTGTATGGGGCTATGGTATACTTGTCGCCCCAACGTCTGTCTATGGGCCTGTAAAGGACGCTCATGGCTTTGTGGGCGTTCCTCCAGAAGTCCTTGGTGTAGTCCTCCATGTCAATCCACTCCCCCGTCGAGAACTCTTCCCAGTTCGGGATGAAGCCGTACGTCACCCCTCCCAGTTCTATGATGGGCTTGTGCTGGGCTTGTTCCTTCTGGAGTAGGTTGGTGAGGTGTGCGTCGGCTTCTGTGATGAGGACACGAGGCATCGCTCGTAGCTTGTCGTAGGGTACGCCTGTGACTGCCGATACCCGCTTCACAGGGTCGGTGTCTGATTCCAAGGCCATGAGGTGGCGAAGGGTGAGGTCAGCATAGTGGGCAGGCAAGCGAAGCTCCATATCTGTATAAGTAAAAAGGGGGTGATTTCTCAAGTTATCCGAGGGCATATTTCCCGAAGTTCGGATTCGTTTGGTTCCAAGTGATGGCATAGCGGCTCGCATCGAGGAAGTGGTTGAAAGCATCGACGGGTTCGTTGAGCCTCCGACCGTTCTTGTCTTCCTTCCACTTGTAGTTCCGCAGCTCCTTGATTCCGTTGATGCTTCGCTCGGTGATGAAGAGCGGACGCGAGCGGAGGAAGTCGATGCCACTCCGTACCGAGTCGGGACCTTTGCGGGCTGGGTGTACGTTGAGTCCGTGGCCGTGGATGTCGTCAATGCTCTTGGGTTCTGCCGAGTCCGCCACGATCATCGTCTTGCCTACCTCTGCATCGCGGAGGGTGCGTGCTATGTCTGCATTTGTGAGGCCGGTGGCGTAGCATACCTCATCGAGGCAGAAGGCATGACCGTCGGTGTACACCTTCACGATGGCTGTGGGGTCGTTGGTATATCCGAAGTCAAGGCCCACCGTCATGAGCTTCCACCCATCGGGGATCTCGGGTACTGTCTTCCAATGCGTGAGAATAGTGGCCCGAGAGACACCCCGCTCTCCGAGTCCGTAGACCCTCCAGTAGTCGAGGTCTGCCTCTTGGAGTCGCTCAATCTCTTGAATGGTGGACGGGGGGAGGAAGGGGTTGTCGAGGTAGGTGGTTTGGAAGAAGGCATGGTCATCGCGGGTGAGGATGTGGTCGTATATCCAGTGGAACTCGTCGGAGGGGTTGTAGTCGATGATGGCTCTCCCGGTGGTGCGGAGCATGAGCTGCCTCCAGTCTTCGAGGGTGAGTTCGTTCGCTTCATTGACGAAGAGAATATCGCGCTTCCTTCCTCTGACTTTCTGTGGCTGGTCGACACTTATGAACTCCACCATGTTACCAAAGAGGATGTATGTCGCCTCTGACTTGTTGTGGAGCTCCGGGTTGTAGAGGTCCTCCCTTTCGAGTATCTCGAAGAAGTCCCGCATCACCGAGGCTCTGATGGCTGGGAACGTCTTGCGGGCTATGGTGATGACGGCTCCCGAGTTCTCGTTGCGATGGCACAGCTCGATGAGAGCCGTGAGGATAGAATATGTCTTGCCCGAGCGTGTGCCTCCTTGGTGTACTTGGATCTTGGCTGGGCAGGTGGTGACGTGGTAGTATGTGGCGGGCTGTTTCAACTCACCGTTGTGGTGTCCGTGAACCACGAGAGGGGCTTCTTCTCTGCCACCTCAATCTCTTGGCGTTCGATATATCCCCTGTGCTTGCCTTTGGTCTTCAGAAAGAAGATGGTGGCGGCTGGGTTGCCTTCGCTGATGAGCTTGTGGAGGTGACTCTCTGCGAAGTCGAGGGTGCGGTTGTCGATGTCCTTGACGGCCTGCTTGTACTCGGGGTCTTTCTTCAGCCAGTCGTAGTGGGTGGCTCTGTTTATCCCAATGGCATTGCAAGCCGTCGTCACGATCCCGAGCGAGCGTTCGAGGGCTTCGAGCATCTGCTCTTTTTTGCTGTCGGTTTTGTTGGTTCTTACTGCTTCCATCTTGGAAGAATTAGAGCGCAGGGGTGGAATCGAACCCCTCTTCTTGACTGGGAGCCAAGCGTGCTGCCGGTAACACTTCCTGCGCGTTTTGCCTTCTCTCTTGCAAAGAGACCTTTTTCCCTTTATACATCCCCGCTCCGAGTTCATCTATTTTGCTGAAGGGTAAAATTGGCACTGTCAATCTTTTTTTGGCACTATCGTTAAGAAAGTAAACATATTTTAATTGAAATCCCGGAACGGCCTCAGCTCCTATATGCTTAAGAAATCGTGTGGCCGGCCAAGTTGCCATATCTCCAACTTTGC